GCACTGAAGCGGGTCACTCAGCCAGACAGGACGGGATAGCCGTAGCCGTAGTTGTCGCGCGACTGCACGGTGAGCGTGCTCGGCCAGTGGTACTTGCGTACCTTCGGGTGCTCGAGGCTCAAGCGTTTCCATTCGTTGGCCGCGGCGCGCGACTGGGCGCGCAGCTGGCGGTATGCCGCCTGGTCATCCGGCAGGCCCCACTTGCTGAGCTCCAGATACAGCCAGGGCGCGCCGATGATCTCCATGCCGACCAGCGGCAGGATGGCCTGGTCGGTCTCGGCGTGCAGGCCTTCGGTGGCGGGCACCGCGAACCCCGCGCCGCCGACGTTCAGCCACCACGACATCGGCACGAACACTTGCGGCAGCAGCGTGTCGCCGGTGTTCAGGGTCTGCGCGATCTCGAGGCCGGGGTTGTCGCCACCCGAGGACCAGCGCCAGTTCAGCATCAGCAGGTCAGCGTCGTTCGGCTGCTGGCCGCTTGAGCGGTAGTACACCTCGACGACCTGATCCTCGGCCATGAGCCAGGGGTAGAGCGTGCCGAGCGGATAGATGCGCTGGTTCGGCACCGCGGGCAGGCTGAGCTTGCGAATGGTCCAGCACTCGGCGAGCACCTTGTTGACCAGGTCGTGCAGCCCCAGGCGACCCTCGTAGCGCACCGGTGGCAGTTTGCCCACGAACTCGATCGGCGTCGCGGTGGGCGTAATGGCGGTGTGCGCGCGCTCGAGCGTGACGGTGCCGGTGGTCTGGTCCAGGCCCTGGTAGACGACGCGGCGCACCTGGCCAGCGTTCGGCCCCGTGGGCTGGTACTCCCAGGTGTTGCCGAGAAAGCTCGTCTCGAGCTCGGTGCTCAGGAAATCGGCGACGACGACCTGATTCGCCTGCGAAGCGCCAGCGGTGGTCACCGTCTGGATGCTGAAGCCGGCCGCGTCGGCGAGCCGATGGCGATAGTCGGCCAGGGTATTGGGCACGCTCAGGCGTTGGCTTCGAGCGCCACGGTGGCCATCACGCGCGCGTGCCCGGTGCTCGAGATGGTGTTGATCTGCAGCGTCAGGCGGTCACCCGGTCGCACGCCGCGACTGCCGGGATCGGGCACCGCGTTGGTGAACTCGCCCGTCGAGGTGGCCGCGAGCGTGGGCTTGTTGGCCGCCACCGACCAGATCGAGGTGCCATTGAGGAGTACGTCGCCCACGGTGTTGCCACCGCCGGTGCCGGCCGTGACGGCGAGGAATTTGATGCCGCTGATGCGGCCGAAACTGGTCGAGACGAACTCGGACAGGACCTGCGCCGCGGTGACGGCCGCGCCGGAGTAGCCCTGCGCGGCGTCGATGACGTTCTTGGCTTGAGAGCGGGTGCCAGGCATGAGGGGAAAGCCTCCTGGTTACGCGCGATGGCGTCTGCCGTTGGTGAGCGGTTCGGGTTCAGGTTCAGCTGCGGGTTCGCCCTCGTCCTCGGGCTCCGGGTCGGGTTCGGGGTGGGCGACGCCGTAGCCGAGGGCCTGCAGGGTGGCCGCCACGGCCGCGGCGATCGCGCTCGCGTCGGCGCCGCCGGCCAGACCGCTGTGCTGCAAGCCGGCGACGATGGTCTCGCCGAGCTGCTGCTGCTGGCGGCGGTCGGTGTGCATCACGTCCTGGTGCTGACGGAACGCGGCGAGCGTGCCAAAGTCGTCGCGGCCGCAGTATTCGCACTCGGGTGGGCTCTCCAGTTCGAGCCCCGCGAGCTGCGGGAAGGCCACCGGGCGCGCGCCGCGCCAGCAGCCGGCAGCCTTGCCGGTGGAGGCGCCTGGCCGGCCCTGATGCGACAGGTGGTCCTTGGCGTCGCCGACGTGGCGCTCGCACGTGGGCACCAGCGGTGGCCTGAGGTGATAGCCCAGCGCGACGACCTGGTCGACACTCATCTCGCGCGCGCCGCCCGCCTGCCACAGCGGCTCGAAGGGGTGGTCCATGTAGTACGCGCTCGAGCCGAACTGGCCGTACTCGTGCAGCGGCAGAATGCCGCGGCGAATCTTTTTCATGAGCTCCATGTCGCTGGCGTCGACGGGCTGGATCTCGCCACCGGGGAAGCGGCAGTAGATCATGCCCTGGTCGGCGATCACGGCATTCGGGGCGTCAGTGGTTAGCGCTTCAGCCATAGCGGCTCCGGTTCTCCTTTTTCGGGCGCGAGGTACTCGGTAGCAAGCGTGGGGCGCGTGAAGATGGCGGCGTATTCCCACTCGACCTCGTCGGTCAGCAGGTGCGCCGCCTTCGGCCCGAAGGTCGGCAGCGTGCTCACCCGCCACAGGCTGTCGTCCTTCGCGAGCGGCGTTCGGGCGCCGGTCGCGGGCCGTTTCCCGAACCCTTTCAGGGGGACGACCGGCAGCGGTCCGCGCGCCGGGCGATCGCTCAGGCGGACGAACGTCCAGCCCTGGCTGGCGAGGCGGCGGATCATCCGCTCGAGCGCCCAGTTGCGGCACGCCTCGAGGTGCTCCGGGCGCGCGCGAGCCGGCACGCGCACGTGGAACAGCACGGTATACGCCTGCTGCTCGCGCTCCGGTTTGAGCAGGACCTGCGGCACGGGCTAGCTGTACACCAGGATGCCGCCGCCAGCGCTGCCGGGCACCAGGTAGATGCCCGAGCGGGCGGGCAGATCGAGCACGGTAATACCGAGCGCGGGCGTGGTGACGGTGAACAGCACCGTGCCGCTGGCCGCGCTGGGGTTGTCGTAGATGGTGATGCTGCCGGTCACCGCCGAGGTGACCACCAGCTTGGCGACGCGGCCAGGACGTGCCTTGACCGCGATACCGGCCGTGGTGAACGCCGCGTACGTCTGGCCCTGGAAGGTTTCTTCCACGGCCGATTCACTTAGCGCATAAGAGCTTGACCGCCCAGTCGCTCGAGTTGGTCGTGGCGGCCGCGGCCTCGTCGGCTTCCAATCGTTCGAACATGCCGTAGATGCAGTCCATGCTCACCACCCACGCCAGATCGAGCGGCGAGTACCACGTGTGCGTGGTCGGCTGGCGCTGGATGGCCTTGAAGTAGTGCGTCCTGGACCAGAAGGCGCCGGTGGCGTTGGGCGCGGTGCCCGCGAGCAGCTGCGACTCGTACACATCGGCGCCGTAGATCTTGCCCACGCGCGCCTCTTCGACGGCGGTGCCGGCCTCGTCCTGGCCGACGTACAGCATGTTGGTGAATTTCTCCAACTTGAGAAAGCCCGAGTACGTGGCCGGCGGCACGACGATGTACCACGGCCGCGGCGCGGCCTGGTTCCTGAGCAGCGTGCGCCCCTGGATCAGGTTGTCATCGGTGAGCTCGGCGCCGGTGGTGCCGCTCGAGTTGGTGGCCGCGGGGAACAGGCCCGCCGCGTCGACGTCCATCTGGCGCGCCAGGGCGTACGCGCCGGCGAGCGTGGTCTCCGAGCGGATGTCGTAGCGCGACTGGATCTCGGCGATGTCCTCGATTTCCTGGGCGACGGCGCGGTGGCCGTTGGTCATCGGCAGCACGAACTGCTGCGAGGTCTCGGTGATCGCCTGAGGCGTGAGCGGCGCGCCGGCCGCCTTGGCGTTGGCGGTCAGGTTGTGCCGCGAGGGCAGGTTGATGGTGTTGGCGTGCTGATCGACGAGCGCGGATTTGTCGTCGAAGAGCGCGGCGACGACGATGTCGAATTGAATCGCGCGATTGAGTTCAGGCGACCACACCTGGTCGATGAACACACTCGCCGTGCTGATGGTGACATCCGGCAAGGTATGGAACCCTCCGCAGAGGGCTTGTTCAGAAGCCCACTAAAAAATGGTCAGTGCCCGTTGGTGCGCTGGGCGTCCTGAGACCACTGCCGCATCATCGCGTCGACTTGCGACGGCGAGAGCTTGGCGGCCTCCTTCGCCGAGAGCGCCTGGTACTGCTCGATGGTCATGGTTGGTTCGATGCTGCCTGAGCCGTTGGCGGGCAAGGGGGTGGCGCGTGAGCCGACGAGTCGGCCGCGCAAGCCCTCGAGCTCGGCTTCCAGCCGCGCGGTGCGATCGTCCTTGCCGCGCGCGCCGATGGCCATCGCCCGCTTGGCGAGCTCGACCGCCGAGGGGGCTTCGAACAACTGCTGAAAGTCCGCCTCGGCGAGCCCATCCACGTTGCGCAGATTGGCGAAGTCGGCGGCCATCTCCTGCAGCACCTGCTGCCGCGTCGCTGCCATCAGCGTGGCGGCCTGGCGATTGCCCTGGTACAGCTGCAGGATCTCCTGGCGGGCGCGGTCCTGCGTGGCGTAGTCCGCGGCCGACAGGTCATTGAAGAGTTGTTCGACGCGCTGGTT